TGTGCCAGAGGCCGCTCATGGGACAATGGATGCAGTCGATGCAGACGGAAACCCTGTCTACCAAGGCATTGACCAAAGCAAGCTAGTGCCACTCTTGGTCGCTACAATCAAAGAACTAGAGGCACGGATCACTGCCCTAGAAAACGCATAACCGTAACCAGTCAGAAAAGGAGAGAGACATGAATGATACACCAACTGCGGAAGAAATCGCACAACACTACACAGCAATGGGTCACTCTGTTGACCTGCTAAACGCTGGACAGCCAGAGGATATGTCCGATGAAGATTGGGCTGACACTGTGTCTCGCAACGTAGAGCATCTTGAAATCATGGTAGCTAAAGACTTCTGGACTACAGAAGACATGACTGCTGTTAATGCAGCTATTGCAGCTAACGAGTAAAAGGAAACATCATGCCAGCAACATTCACATGGTCAGTAGCCAATCTAGAGTACAACAATGACGCTGACCAAGGCGTTACAGTCTGTCACTGGCGCTGCACAGGCGTAGACGGAGATCACACAGCATCTTCCTACGGCACAACATCACACACACCTGATCCATCTGCGGATGGCTGGGTGGCATATGCCGATCTGACAGAGGCCACAGTCTTAGGCTGGGTACACGATCAGGTTAGCCAAGAAGATACCGAGGCTGCAATCCAAGCAAAGCTGGATGCAATGGCAAACCCAACCTCACTTAGCGGTATGCCTTGGGCTGCTGAGTAACACAGAAAGGAAATCAAATGACTGAAGAAAAAAAGGTCATCACGATTGACAATGTAGAATACACAGAAGATGAACTAAACGACACTGCGAAAATGTGCATCAATCACATTAACAGCTTAGAGCAAAAGATTGGCAGTGCAGAGTTCAACTTGGATCAGCTAAAAGTTGGGCGCAACGCGTTCGTAGAGATGCTCAGGAAAGAGCTACCAGACAAAGGCTAAAGCATGACCGCATACTACGTCCAGCCAGAACCCAGCGCATCGGGCGGCGAGGCATACTGGCTAGAGGGGTATGCGGTTGGCGATGCCAAGTTTGCCGCAGCGCAGTCTGACGGCGCAAGCACTACATTAGCAGCGCCAACGCGCGTGCAAATCGCGGCGATGCTGTCGGAGGGCGAGGTTGCTTCGCTATTCGGCGGCAACCGCGTTGTTGCAGGCGCATTAGCGCAATCCCCAGCATCTGCCACACTGGCTGGTTTTGCGCGTGTTCGCCCCACTGGGATGCAGGTGGATGCGACATCGACAACGCTCATTGCCAGTACGCGCGTTAAGCCATCGCAGGCAATTTCCAGAGCGAAATACGTTCTATTTGATTACTGGCAGTATGGTTACGATTACGCGGGTGACGCGGGTAACGTAAAGATCGCTGCGGCTGTTACCTATAGCAGTAACGGCGCGTTGTCGTCGGCGGCGTCAGAGGTTGATGTGGGCGTCACTCGAAAGCGGCAGACGGGATACTTGTCTGAGGCGAACGTAACATCGTTTGCAGGTTCACTACGGGTACGAGATGGCATTGGCATACAGTCGGATGTAACAGGCACGTTCCTTGTGCCAGAGACAACGCGGATCGTAAACGTTGCGTATTTGACGGAAGGACAGTCAACCGTTCTTGGCGCACTATCGGAGAAATGGATAGACCAAGCAGAGGATGCGGACGTCTGGACAGATCAATCAGAGGATGCGGATAACTGGACAGCGCTGACGACATTTACCGATCCATATGTGCGCGAAATGTACTGGGCATTGGGGTACACAGTTACCCAAGATTACGACGAAACATGGACGATATTGGGCGAGCAGTCTGAGACGTGGACGCCTATTCCAGAGGCGAGCAAGACGTGGACGACGCAAAGCCCTCTAACATAGACTAAAAGTAAAAACTGCTGTATGTTAGCAGCAAAGGAGATTAACATGGCAATCACGTTTTCAAAGCCTACCGTGGGTGCATCCACCGATACATGGGGTACTACGCTAAATGGCATTATTGATGACATCGCGGATTACCTTGATGGTACAACAGCAATCACGCCAAATCTGACGGCGGGGTCATGGTCGGTTAGTGGCACGGCTGTTACGGCGACTGCGGCAGAGTTGAATAAGTTAGATGGCTTTACAGGTACAACAACAGACCTTAACAACCTAGTTGCAACAGGCGGTGTGCCTACAGGTCTTATTGCTATGTGGTCTGGTACTATTGCCAATATCCCGACAGGCTGGAACCTCTGTGACGGTACAAACGGCACACCTAACCTGAAAGATCGCTTTATTGTAGGCTCTACAAGTGATAGCGGTCAGACACATGATATTGGCGATACAGGCGGTGCTAACAGCCTGACGCTAACTGAGGCGCAGCTTCCAGCGCACACACACGGTGCAGGCACTCTTGCGACAAACGAGACTGGCGATCACTACCACCTTGATGGCGAGGTTATGGATGTTAGCTCAGAGGCTACTTACGGCTCAACCACGGACTTATCAGCGTCTCGCGTTGACCAATCTCAGGTAGAAACTAAGAGTGAACACGCACACACCTCTACAGCGGGTGCGCACACACACACAATTTCAGGCGACACTGGATCAACAGGATCAGGCAGCAGCATCGACAACCGTCCAGCATACTATGCACTAGCCTTTATTATGAAGGCATAAAGAATGACGCTTATACCGCTAGACATCCCCGCAGGCTTTTACCGCAACGGCACTGACTTAGAGCAGGCGGGTCGCTGGCGTGACGGATCGCTAGTGCGCTGGCGTGATGGATCACTGCGTCCAGTCAAGGGCTGGCTAGAACGTAAAACATCTTTCAGCACAAACATCATTCGCGGGATGCATGCATGGGAAAGTTTAGACGGCTCTACGTATGTTGCTGGTGGGTCGTACAACGAGCTGAAGGCGATGGTCGGCGGCGGCACATTGTACGACATTACGCCATCTGATTTGACGGCTGGCTTGGAAACGGCAGCAGTTATTACTGGCTATGGATACGGCGACTATGGCGACGACAGCTACGGCGTCGAACGTCCAAACTATGGAAACTACTCAGAGGCAAACACATGGTCGCTAGATAACTGGGGCGAATACCTTGTTGCCTGCTCATATGGTGATGGACGCTTACTTGAATGGCAGCTTGGGGCATCGACAGATGCAGCGCCAATCACAAATGCGCCAACAAACAACCTTGGCCTCGTAACTACAGAGGAGCGATTTTTGTTTGCATTAGGCGCAGGCGGCAATCCTCGCAAAGTGCAGTGGTGTGACCAAGAGGACAACACAGCTTGGACAGCGGCTGCAACAAACCAAGCGGGTGACATTGAGTTACAAACTGCGGGTCAGATTATGCAGGGCATTCGCACACGCGGTCAAACGCTGATTATCACAGATACAGACGCACACGCTGCAAGATACATTGGGCCACCGTTTGTGTTTGGCTTTGAGCGTGTTGGGACTGCCTGTGGCGCAATATCACGCAAGGCAGCGGTTGATGTGGATCAGGGCGTGTTTTGGATGGGGCAGCGTGGCTTCTTTATGTTTGCTGGTAATGCGGTTCAGGAGCTACCATGCCAAGTGCATGACTATGTGTTCGACGACTTTAACCGTGAGCAGCAAAGCCAAGTCTGGGCTTGGAGTAATACTGAGTATGGTGAAATTTGGTGGTTCTATGCATCAAGCGGCAGCATAGAGGTGGATCGTTATGTTGCTTTTGACTACATTGAAGGTCATTGGACGATTGGCGAACTTGCTCGCACGGCTGGCGTGTCACGCGGCGTGTTTAAGCGTCCGTTTATGATTGGCACTGATAAAACTGTGTACGAGCATGAAGTTGGTAACGACTACGACAGCGCAACTATTTTTGCTGAAACTGGGCCAGTGTCGTTAGGCAATGGCGATCAGACAATGAATGTGTTGCAGCTTATTCCAGACGAAAAGACGCAAGGTCAAGTAAGTGTCAAATTTAAGACACGCTTTTACCCGAATGCAGCGGAAACTACTCACGGGCCATACACCCCTGCAAACCCAACAGACGTGCGCTTTTCTGGTCGTCAATTCAGGATGCGAGTTGAGGGCGCTACCGATGCAGACTGGCGCGTTGGCGTTATGCGCGTTGACGCTATGCCAGCAGGTAAGCGCTAATGCCTGTGCCTAGCATCCCACCGCTTGGCCCAGACTGGAGGCAGTGGGGCCGTCAGCTTTCGCTCTACTTGCAGCGGAACTTGGCGAAACTGGCGTTTAAGTCTGCCGACGATAATCCGTCGGAAAACGGTGTCATCTTGTGGGACAACGTGAACAAGTATCCCGTCGTGTCCAAGGACGGCGAGTTTGTGCAGATTGTCTTGGAGGATGGTCAATACGCTGGCGCGGTCACGACAGACCAGACAGCGGCATCCATAAACACAGCGTACGCTTTAACGTACACTTCTAGCATTGCCGAAGGTGTCACAAACGGAACACCCGCAAGTCGCATTGTGTTTGCTGAAGCTGGTCAATACATGATTAGCTTTTCTGCGCAGATTGCGTCAACGTCTAGTAGCACAGTGAACTTCTGGTTTTGGCCTCGGATTAACGGCACTGACGTTACGGGATCAACAATGAAGAACGCATTGCACCAAAACAATGCGGTGTTAGTTGTGTCGCGTTCTGCGATCTTTGACGTAAATGCTGGGGATTACTTAGAGGCAATGTGGGCGGTGGATAATACAAGCGGTTTTTTAGATGCGACGGTTGCGACGGCATTTGCGCCAGCAGCGCCTGCGTCAACAATTGCGATTACGAGGTTGCATGGATGAGGGTTCCCGTTTGAGCGATAATGTTGTAAACTTTGAACGAAAGCCGACTATCCGGATTGAGCCAATCGTCGAAGATGT